CGCCGACTTCTTCGGCATGCCAACAAAACAAGACAACCTCGTCACCAGCTCACTATGGCACAGGGCATATTCCCTCATATGGAATGAATGGTTCCGAGATCAAAATCTCCAAGACAGCGTCGTAGTCGACAAAGACGACGGACCGGACGACCCGGCCGACTACGCCATACTCAACAGAGGCAAACGACACGACTACTTCACAAGCTGCCTACCGTGGCCGCAGAAAGGACCTGCGGTCCAGCTACCCATGGTCGGAGACGCCCCCGTAACGGGTGAACCGATCCCCATGGGAGACGCCCAACCGACCTTCGACTACGGAGCACACACAGACGAAAAAATCCAAAGCGTCGGCGTAACCGGCGAAGTACACACCGTCAGCGGCGAAGCCGGTGACGACATCATGGGATGGAATGATCCCAAACTCACAGCAACCGCATCCAACATGGTCGCGGACCTCACACTAGTGACGGCCGCAACAATCAACGACCTCCGGGAAGCCTTTCAAATCCAAAGACTCTACGAACGAGACGCAAGAGGAGGCACCAGATACACAGAAATCGTGAGAAGCCACTTCGGCGTGGTCTCTCCCGACTCAAGACTACAGCGCCCCGAATACCTCGGTGGCGGAACAAACATGGTGCAAATTAGCCCAGTACCGCAAACATCAGAAACAAGCGTGGACAGCCCTCAAGGCAACCTCGCGGGCTTCGGAATCTCCTCAGGCCGCGGTGCCAGCTGGGCAAAATCCTTCACCGAACATGGCGTCATCATAGGAATGGTCTGCGCACGAGCAGACATGACATACCAAGACGGCCTCAACAGAATGTTCACCAGGTCGACCCGCTGGGACTTCTATTGGCCCAGCCTCGCGAACCTGGGAGAACAGCCCGTACTCAACAAAGAAATCTACTACGCAAACGAAGCAGCAGACGAAGACGTGTGGGGATACCAAGAACGGTACGCAGAATACAGGTACAAGCCTTCCTGCGTCACCGGACAATTCAGAAGCAACGCCACAACGCCACTCGATACGTGGCACCTCGCGTTCGATTGGAGTTCAAGACCGGCCCTCAACGCCTCTTTCATAGAGGAAAATCCGCCACTGGACCGAATCATCGCGGTCCCATCAGAACCGCACTTCCTCATCGACTGCTACTTTCAGCTCCGCTGCGCAAGACCCATGCCCATGTACTCCGTACCGGGAATGATCGACCACTTCTAAACAGGAACGCAAAATGAAACGCATCATGACAGCACTCGTCATCGCAGTCGCCCTCACGCTTCCCGCGTGCGCGACACTCAAAACGCTCAAGGACAAAATCTGCATCCACATAGAATGGTGCGAATAATGGCCGCCGCAGGACTCCTCGGAGCCGTAATAGGCGGCGCCATGCAGCTGGGGGGCACCGCCCTCCAGCAGAAATACAACAAACGAGCGGCACGTACACAAATGAAATTCCAGGAACGCATGTACAAAAGCCGCTACCAGATGACAATGGAGGACATGCGACTCGCAGGACTCAATCCAATACTCGCCTACCAACAAGGACCAGGCAGCTCGCCTCGAGGCGCAGCTGCACAAATCGGAAATCCAAATCTCGGCACCGCCGCAATGGCCGGAGCCGGAACCGCTCTAAAGGGGGCACGCCTCAACTCAGAACTTCAAGTAATGAAGGAACAGGCGAGAAAAGACCACGAGCAAGGCAACGAAGCACACGAACGCGCATGGCTCAACCGTGGTCTATACGAACTCAACGAGCAACACAAACAAACCGAAGTCAACAGGCAATATCTCCAAATGGAGAACTGGAAACAGCTACAAGCACAAGTGCAAATCATGCAGGCACAAGTCCCGAGCGCACGAACGCAATACAAGCTCGACAAAACCTGGATCGGCAAAAGATCCAAACAATGGGAACTCCTGAGAAGAAGGTTCCTAGGGTCAACCGGCGTACACGCAGGTGCAGGCGCCAGTCGAAACGTCAACACCTCAACAATCCTCAAGGCAAGACCTGGCCTTGGAGGGGGTGGGCGTTGAACGAACACCCGCGAGTTCTGAAAACATGGGAACGCAACCCCTGCTACCAAGAGACAGGAGGTGCATCACTCACGAAACAGAGTTTCAAGGATGAAACAGACGTCAACATCATCATGTCCAAATGGGAAAAGACGGGACAACCGCCGCGACTCAATCCGGCAAATCCCGTCTACGGCGACTTCACCAACGCATGCGAGTTCCAAGAAGCATTGGAAAAAATCCACACAGCAGAAGCCGCTTTCGAGAGCCTGCCGGCAACCGTACGCCGCCGCGTCGGCAACGACCCTGCACGATTCATCGAATTCTGTAGGGACCCGGCAAACCACGACGAGATGGTGAAGCTCGGCCTCGCCGAAGCACCACCAAAAGACCCCCCGGGGGCAAGCCCCGAAACGAAAGGGGGGGAAAACACCACGCCCGAAGGCGGGGTGTCAGTGGGACCAGTTGTGGTCAAGTAACAACTGGCCCAAACTCGACGAGGAGACGTTAGAAATGTCGAGAGTCTACGCACTAGTGGAACGAATGGAGGCGCACATGCGAGCATTGCGCCTTCTACAAACAGCCGAATTCGGAGTCGAAGATCCGATCGGCGGGGAAGGACTACCGCGTGAGATACCGCAGGAAAATGAGCCGGAAGAGCAGCCGTAGAAACTTCAAAAGGGGGGCAGGGAGCCACCGCAAAAACTTCGGCGGGAGAGCTCCGCGTGGGGGGTGGAGACTATAAGCACGTGACGTGCTTTTCACCCCTGGACGCGTACCGGCGGGCGGGCGGAGGAATAACCTTCACAAGGACTGAAGGGGTGAGCCTCCGTCCGCTCGCCCTCGCCTGTGGACAATGCATCGGCTGCAGAAAAGAACGGAGCAGGCAGTGGGCAACACGCTGTGTTCACGAATCACAGCTGCACACTAAAAACTGCTTCATCACATTGACATACAACAAAGACAACCTGCCAGGAGACCTCAGTGTCGACATACGCACTTGGCAGCTGTTCGCGAAACGACTGCGCAAACAAATGGGACCGTTCAGATTTTTTCACTGTGGAGAGTACGGAGGTGAGGGACTTAGACCTCACTATCATGCCCTTCTATTTGGACATGACTTCCGCCACGACAGAATACTGTGGAACGAGGATTACGAGAAGCGGAAAACGGACGTGTCCGAGACCCTGTCAGAGATATGGGGCCTCGGCTTCACAACAGTCGCGGATCTGACTTTTCAGTCAGCCGCATACGTCGCCCGCTACGTCATCGACAAGGCAAACGGCGACCACGCAGAACGAAAATACAAACGCTTTAATCCAGACACAGGAGAAGAATGGCAAGTCAAACCACCATACATAACAATGAGCCGACGCCCAGGAATCGGCGCGGACTGGTTCACAAAATACAAAGACGACGTCTACCCAGACGACTTCGTCATTCAAAACGGCAAGAAATTAAGACCCCCCAAATACTACGACCGGCAACTGCCGGAAGCAGAACTCGAAACACTGAAACAAAAAAGAATTCAGATAGCAGGAAACTACAAACAAGACCAGACAAGACAAAGACTGGAGGTAAGACGGACAATAACGGAGAGCAAACTAAAACGACGCAACAGAGAGATATAAACGCTAGAAATTACACAAGGATGAAAATGAATAATATGAGTAATAAAATCTACAGCGTATACGACTCAAAAGCAGAAGCATACCTACCTCCGTTCACATGTCCGACAAGAGCAGTAGCTCAACGAATGGTGGCACAAGCCACAATGGACATAAACCACGACTTCAGCCGATTTGGAGGGGATTACACACTATTCGAACTTGCCGAATGGGATCTACAAACAGGAAATATCAACGTCTTCGACGTACACTTTAACTGCGGAACAGCCCTAGAACTGGGCAACCTGGGAGCAGATCAGTGAAAAGCACTATCACAAGTCAACAACGATTCTCACAAATACCGCAGGCAAACATCCAGCGGAGCAGCTTCAACAGAAACTCAGGCTACAAATCAACATTCAACGCCGGCAACCTCATCCCGATTTTCGTGGATGAGGTACTCCCCGGCGACACCTTCAACATGACGCTAACGACGTTTGCACGTCTCGCGACCCCGCTGCATCCGACAATGGACAACATATTCCTGGACTACTTCTTCTTCTTCGTGCCCAACAGACTACTTTGGGACAACTGGCAAAAATTCAACGGAGAGCAGGAAAACCCTGCCGACAGCACGGACTTCCTCATCCCGACAATCGAAGCACCCTCCGGGGGCTGGGGAGAACACAGCCTCGCCGACTTCTTCGGCATGCCAACAAAACAAGACAACCTCGTCACCAGCTCACTATGGCACAGGGCATATTCGCTCATATGGAATGAATGGTTCCGAGATCAAAATCTCCAAGACAGCGTCGTAGTCGACAAAGACGACGGACCGGACGACCCGGCCGACTACGCCATACTCAACAGAGGCAAACGACACGACTACTTCACAAGCTGCCTACCCTGGCCGCAGAAAGGACCTGCGG